CTTTGCCCACAAAGAAATGCCCGGTTTCGGGGTTGCTTACCAAGTCCTGCAACAGGAAAAGAAAACAGAAAAGTCACCAGACTATGAAGGTTTCGTTGTCCTGAAGTTCGACTACAAAGCAGGAGAAAAACTGCAACTGGGCATGTGGGCTAAACCCACTTCCAGAGGTACTACTCTCTTATCCCTGAAAGAAAACACCTTCCGCAAGGAAAAGGCTGCTGAGCAAAACCGCCCTGTAGAAGTGTCTTACTCCTACAAACCCCGTGTGCAAGCAGGGGACGATGGGGACGATATACCCTTTTAAAACGGGATGTTCTATAATACCTTTTTAGGAGAAATCTTATGAAGGTATGTAGAGAGTGCAACGTAGAAAAGCCCCTGTCTGAGTTTTACAAACAATCGACGATGGCTGATGGACACCTTAACAAGTGCAAACCATGTGTTAAGGCTAGAGTCAACCAACATCGGATAGAAAACTTAGACAGGATTCAAGAATATGACCGTAAGCGAGGAATGGAGCCTAAACGAGTTGCTGCTCGTAAGGAATACATCCAAACTGAGGCGGGCAAAGCAGCTAGAAGAAGAGGATCAGAGAACTACAGGAAAAAGCATCCGATGAAATATGCGGCTAACGTCATTGTGAACAACTACATACGTGACGGGAAGTTGATAAAACCATCAAATTGCTCTGCTTGTAATTCCGATCACCTGATAGATGCACATCATGACGATTACACCAAACCTCTCGTCGTTAGATGGCTTTGCCGTAAATGTCATGCTTTTTGGCACAAATTTAACGAACCAATCTACGAATAATGGCTACAAAAGTATCACCCACACAGAGAAGTCTGGCTTACCTACGTGAGCTGGGCTACCATGTCGAGATTGTTGAGAAGTGGAACCACTTTACCAAGCAACGTAAAGACCTGTGGGGGTGGGCAGACCTGCTTGCTATCCGGCGAGATGAGGTTTTAGCCGTACAAGTAACTGCTTCAGCCGTATCAACTCGTATAAAAAAGATAGAGGTTTCCGACACTCTCCCGCTCGTGAGAGAAGCCAACATCCGTGTGGAAGTGCACGGGTGGCGTAAGTTAAAAGACGGGAAATACCACATCCGTGTGGTTGACCTGTCGTAGAACACCCAGTCTGAGGGGCACTGCCGCAAGGCAGGAGTTAGGACGCTGCTAGCAGACCAGCGATCAGACAGTCTGCCTTCACCTAACTTTTAAAGGGAAAATATGAGTAATCCACACATCCTGATTGCAACTCCTATGTATGGAGGCATGTGTACAGGCTACTACACGCAAAGCATGGTCGGTGTAGGCCCGTATATGAAGGAAAACAACGTAGACATCAGCATTACCATGATGTTTAACGAATCCCTCATCCAGCGAGGCAGAAATGCGCTTGTAAACCAGTTTATGCACAACACACAGTGCACTCACCTGATGTTTATAGACGCAGACATCAGATTCAGCCCCGTAGACATCCTAAAAATGCTCCAGGCTGACAAAGAAGTCATCTGCGGTATCTACCCCAAGAAAGAGATCAACTGGGCTTCTGTAGAGGCTGCTGTACACCGTGGAGTGCCTACAAATGAGCTGACCAATCACACAGGCGCGATGGTTATCAACCTTAAGGACTATGCAGGTGAGGTAACAGTTCCTGTAGACCAGCCGCTAGAGATCTGGAATGGCGGTACAGGGTTTATGCTGATAAAGCGTGAAGTGTTTGAGAAAATGAAGGATCACGTTGACAGCTACATCAACAACGTGAAGGTACTCAACACTGAACAGCAAGCAGAGCGTATTTACGAGTATTTCCCCGTCTTTATTGACGAGCATGAACTCTTGCTGTCTGAGGATTTTGGGTTCTGCAAGAAAGCACGAGATCTGGGAATTAAGATCTGGGCAGCACCCTGGGTGAAGTTAGGCCACTTCGGGACTTACCTGTTTGAAGGTGGCCTGCTACCAGCAGCTTAACGGCAACCCCAGCGTCTACGAGCAGCTTTACCCCGCTCTCCCTTCCAAGACTTAGACCGAGCACAGAAAGACTTGTGTCTCGGGCCTGATTTCTGAGGGGCTTTCAGTTTAGAGCCTGTTGCCTTGTTGTACTTGGCACGGCCTTTAGCAGTTAAGCCCCCACCCTTAGAAACAGACAGTTTCTCACCCCTACCGACAGAAAGATTAGGCTTTTTTGCCATGTTTGCTCCAAAAACCCGTTTTTTCTTGTCGCGGGGGACGATATTGGAATTTATAGAATTTAGGCCAAGAACAATTCAGATTCTGCTTGGCGGCGTGTCACCAACCCTTGCAAAACGTGTCCAGCAGCCTTATTCCACTCTTTAAACTGCTCAGCAGCACCGTCATAGTCACCCTCGTTCAGCTTCTTCAACAGGGTACTGCTTTTTAGGTTGCCCATACCCACGTTGTAAGCGAAGCTGCACAGAGCTGCCTTCTGGTTATCGTTGATCTCAACATGCACAACAGCATCAATTCTGTCGCCCAGTGTATGCAGACGGTTAGACAGGTCGGTGTCTGCCTGCTCTTGTGACCACACAACACCAGGATGGATGTCTGGGCCTGTAGCACCGTAGCCGATAGTCCAGGGATCACCGCCAGTGCCGGGATCTGGGTAGGCTTCTAGCTTACAACCTTCGTGACGCTTAATCTCTTCAGTAGCAATGTCTAACCAGCTCATTGTTTAGGCTCCAGTAGTGAGTTGTAGGATGCAATACAGGCGTTCAGTTTTTCGATGGCGTTGTCGCCTCGTTCTGTGAGGGAGACAAGAGCTTGAGCAGCTCCTGGGTCAATGTTGCAGCTTCCGGCGTTATTTGTTTCGGCAACGGAGGTATTGTTGGACACTGCGCCACCACAGGAACCGGCGATTGACAGCCTAACAGCGCCAGAGGCAATGTTGCGATTAAGATCTTTTGCAGCTTGCTGAGCTTTTGCTTGCGCGGCTTCCAGATCGCTAGAAATGTGGGCAATGCTTGCGTTTCGTTCATCTGTGACCTCCTGAGCATGTTTGTTTGCAGCGTCGAGGGCAGCTTTTGCCACCGCACGTTCCTCTTCTATACCTTTTTGAGCATAACCATAGCCACCAAAAGCACTGGCTAAGCAAATACTGAATAGCGCAACCCAGAAGTAAGGATTAAGTAGCATTTGTCTTTGCTCCGTCAGCAGTTCTTTCCTGTGTCTTACCCCATGAGCTTACACCCAGCACAGCACCCATAGCTAAGTGAAATAACCCACCGTTTTGCAACGTCATTGGTTGCCACTCACGGTAAGCATCATTAGCCGCTTGTGTTTCAAATTGTTGAACATAAAAGTAAAGACAAGGGCCAAGAACAAAGTCAAACAAGCAAATAAAGCAGTATGTAAAGCCCATCAAGCCCCGCCAGTGGCGAGACATGAACGATTCAGGCCGCTTAACCCTTGTGCTTGTAGCCATGATGTTGTTCTTTCTTTGCCGTATCCACTATGTCAGTCACAACATAGTAGCCACCAGCAAATAAAACAATTAGCAGAACAATCACAAGAGCCACAATCATGAACTCTTCTTGTTCTTCTTTTTGCTTCTTAGCCCTGTCTTCAGCAGCCTGGGCAGCATACTTATCTGCCTTGTCCATCTGACCAGCACGCTCTTTAATCTTGTTCCAGACATCCACCTTGCCAGCCTGCATGAATAGCATCTGGAGTTCTGCCTCAAACTGCTTTGTCTGCTCCAGTGCCATCTCAATCTGGATGGCTGTACCCATGTTGGAGGCTTTACCGGAGTCTTTAGCTTCTTTGACCGCCTGGACTGCGTTTGTCTTAGCGTCGAAATACTTGCCCAGAACAGGGCCGAGAGATCCTACGTCGTCAACCGTCTGGCTGACCTTCTTAACCAGCTTAACAGCCGACTGGATCGCTGCTAGGGCGGTTAGGGGATCAATCATGTTACCCCCGATTAAACAGGCCGTGAGCTATAGAGCCAACAATACCAGATAGCAGAGAAACGATGCCCATACCCACCCACAGACCACCTTTTGACTTGTTAGCCATTTCAAGGAGCTGCTTAACGTCAGCTTGCATGGCAGAGACTTGGGTTTCAAGTGTGTCTACCTTTGCAATAATCTGACCATATTGGATAGGATCTATCTCTGCCATTTACAGACCTTCACCAGGCGTAATGTAAACGAGTGATGTGCCTGCGTTACTCACACCTGCTGCATACACAGTCACGTTGGCAGATGTCTGGCTGTTAGAGATAACCTTTTGAGTATTAGCGCCCAAACAGAAACCATACTGAGGAGTGCCAGCAATAGGACGAGTAGAGGTCACAGAACTGTTACCGGACAACACCAAGAACACATCATTAGTGCCGGTGTTCACGCACAGGAACTGGCTGCAAGGGCTGTCACCAGTGATAGAGACTGTGCTGGTTGTCGTTGTAGCAGTGAGCAAGCTGGTCTTGCCCATAGGCTGAAAAGCTGCATTGATAGCCATTAGTAGACTCCTTTTCCACCACCACGGGTAGGACTCTTCTTAGTGTTTAACGGCTCGTTACCGGAAAAGTCAAACATAGAGCGATAGCCACCTTTAGGCAGCGTACCTGGTTGCCAATTCACTTGATGACCTGTAACGTCACGAGGCAACTGCGGGCGAGTTGCAACACCCAACTGTTGATTCATCTCATGTGGACGCTGATGATAAGAATTAGCCATATTGCTATTCTCATAAGAGTCGCTAGGGCTATACGGATTGATTTTGTTGCTCACTTGGTTTCTCCTTCGCTCTTCCGAGAGCGTAACCGAAAATTGTGAAAATTACTAGCGTTACCACTCGCTCCCACTCCGGCCCTGACATCGCCCAGCAAGCTAGGCCGCAACCCATAAGTAGCGTCAGAATAGTAATCAAGCGATCTGATATGACCTCTAACGCTAGGCGAATAGTCTTCAGAATAGATGCGTCCATATGTACCCTCTTTAAAAGTTAAGGGGTTCATGGTATCACTTATCGTCTTCATCGTCATCTAGTCCCATAAAGCCAGCACCCCACTCATCGTCCTGCATCTTGAGCTTGAGTTGCTCCAGCTTCAGGGCGCGGTCAAGAATCTTTGTCTTGTCCGTCAGAGAGGCTTGTGGGTCGTTCATCGTCTGAGTCAGCAGCTTAGCAATAGCGTCTTCCAACTCAGAGCTTATGCCTTTGTCTTTAGGTTTCTTAGCCATTTAGAACCCCACTAATTTCTTTAAATAACCGTAACCGGTTTGTGCGCCAACCAACCCAGCAGCTACGCCAGAAATGATCTTTGCTCGTTGTTGCTGGTCGGCAATACGTTCTAGTTGAGACACTTGCTGACGCAAATTGTTAATCTGTTGCTCGGTCAAGACGCTAACACCGGCCTTGGATTCGGCATCCCGGATCTTGGGCAAAATGGTGTTTTCAAACGTCTCAATAGCTTTTCCAGGTTTGACAGACTGCAAAGCAGATACGGCATCAGACACCAAATTCTTAGCGCCTTCAACATCCTTAAGTTTTCTGCTTAACGTTTTGTCGTACTGTTTGGCTTCCTCGACAATACCTTTAGCCGCAGCAGATCGAGTACCAGCGGCTCGTAGAGGAGCCAAATACTGAGTCTCAATCTGAGAGCGCACGTTAGGAATGTTCCGCAAAACAGCTCGGTTATCTCTTAACAACTTCTCCACAGACTCTGGAGTTTTTGCAGTTTCTAGTTGTCCTGCA